TGGTTTCAAAAATAGCGCAAAAATTACTCAGGCTATTTTTGAGCCACAGGGTCGCCATAAAAAGCGACCCTTTTTATTGGGGGTATAGCTCAGTTGGTAGAGCGCCTGCTTTGCAAGTAGGATGTCAACGGTTCGAGTCCGTTTACCTCCATTTTATTTTGGATTTAATATTCTTGGATTTTCTGTTTTCTTTAATTTTCTATTAATATATTGCTTAGATTTTTTATAATCCATTATATCTGACATATTTTCTAATATTAGACTAATATACTCTTTTTTAACTATATCTATAGTTCTTTTTTTATCATTTAACTCCATTTCATGTTGTAGATAAGTAAATGATTTAATTCTAGTTTCTGTTTTTAGAACACCATCTTCTAACCAAGATATTGAGTGATCAGAATCAACCCATAATCCTTCTGGTTGAAGTAATCTATTTTTACTATCAACAACTTTTAAAGTTTCGTAGTGATGAATATATGATAATTCTTCAGCAGTATATTTTTCATTTATATAAGTATAAAAATCATTTTGTGACATAGGCCATTCTTCTCTTACACTTATTACATTATTTGCAAGAAGTACAACCCAGTCAAGATTTTCATCCCCATAAATTTTTTTAGCAACATTATCTGGTCTCTCATCTCCTTGAATTGAGTATTTCTCAAAACTTACATAATAATTAAGAATATCTTCACGAAATACTCCTCTTTTAAAGAAATTCTTTACTTTTATATAATCATATGAAGATTGTCTATCATTAGCTAATGATGGATATTCTAAATCTGGTAATTGTCTGAAATAAGTATTTGACATTTTAGTATCCTACACTTGCTGGATCTGATCTAGTTTGATCTTCTTTGTATATAGGTTTTAATTCTTTAAATGTAACTGCTAATCTTATTGCTATTGGTTGAGAATCTCCATAAGCGTTCCAATATCCTTGTGGTGCATAATCAACACTCATTTGTGTTAATGCCATTTGTCCAAATTGATTAGCTGTTCTTAAAACGTTTTTTCCACGCATATATCTAAGACCCCAAATACTTGGTGTTTCTAACATTACGGTATTACTATAAACTGGTGCTGCACCAGCTTTGAATTTCCTAATAATCTTTCTTATCATATCACCTTCTCTACTACTTCTAGCTACCATTAACCATTTAAATCCAAATTCTCTTAATACTGGACCTTGGAATAAAAGTTCAGCATTAGGGTTCATAATTTTACCCATTGTTCTTGCTGTGATATCATTTGCATCAACATTTGCACTGTCTATACCTTTCTGGGCAGCTCTTGCTCTATTGACTATGACTCTTTCATTAATATAATCTGTTCCTCTTCTTGAAACTCTTGGAACACCAAGTCCTGATTCTCTTCCTCGAAGTCCAGCTGCATCTATTTCTCTATCTTGTCTCCTGTTACTTCCTGCTTGGCCCATACCAATATATGCACCAGCTCTGTTGACTTTTGATAATTCGTCACTAGACATTGTGCTCTTTCCCCATTGGGTTCCTATCGCATCAACAACTTTTGGCATTGGAAGAACAATTGATCCTTCATATGCATTGGGTGATGCTACAGATGCTTGTGGACCTGATGCACTTGCTCTTTGATATGCATAACTTATACCCCATTCTCCAGGCGGTACATTTTGAGAACCTGGCCTTCTATATAAATATTCGTCAATTTCTAAATGATCTTGTTCTGGATCTATATCTAGAGGATATGCAAAAACTTGACCTTTGCTTGGAGTTGCAAATGTTTGCATCCCTTGAGTTTTTCTTTCATTATTACGTTGTTGTGTAGAAGCCGTACTACCTACAAAATCATCTTGAGGTACATAAAACTGAGCTTCTTCTTTTGCTTTTTGTTTTATATATTCATCTTTAATTACTAAAGCCCCAAATAGACCACCGCCTGCTACTGTAGCTAATGCACCTTTTGCTAATATTGACCATGCCATTTTAATTATGCCTCCACTGCTACACCATTTTTAAATATATTATAAGCTGATTCAGCTTCATCAGAATCTTTTGCTTTTATCCATTCATCAAGATCTGGATTTAATATTTTATCATCTTTATAGATACCGATTAATTTAATTTCGCCATCAGTATCATACCTGAAATCAAAGACATAACTATTGCCTTCAAGTCCACTTATAGCGTCATATGATTTACTCTTAGGCATTAGTTTTTACTATAAATTCTATTTCTTGGAACGGGAATTTGTCTCATATCTAGGAATCTTTCAGTTGGTAATTGTGCTACGTCAATCCATTCATCTTCGGGTATTGGATAGAGTTGACCTCTTACTCCAGTGTAAAGATATTTATGTAGTGTTCTTCTAGGAACTGAGACTGCTCCTTGTGCAGAATTATTTAGTAGACTTCTTGCAAGTTCGTCTCTTAAACTAAGATTAACATAATGAAGGTTACATCCTAGAAAACCATCATTATCCATTCTAATAACGTATGTTAATGGGTATTTATCATAGTAAGGTAATTTTTCTGTAATTGGATCATATTGATAGAAATACATTTTGCCTGTACTAAACCCACCAGTATCAGAAAAACTATCATCTATGTCTGGTTCACCAAGTTCATTAATTAATTGTTCTCTCCACCAATCACCATTAGTTAAACCACCTCCTGCTTTATTAAGTATGTTTTCTAAGATGCTCATCGGATCCCTAGTTCTTTTTCAGTCATTATCTTAAATTCTATTTTTCTATCATCGCAAAATTCTCTTGCTGCTTTCCACTTTGCTTGATTTCTCACATAATTGATCTGTTCTGTTAGAATAGTTTTTTTAGACTTGCCTTTTGTAACTTTTGGTTCTAAAGTTTCTCTTCTAGGTTTGACTTCAATTACAGACCTTCTGATGTTTCCATCCCTATCTTTATATTTAATAAAGAAGTCTGGGAAATATCTTCTAACCTTTTTAACAGTGGGGTCTCTATATGGTATAAAAAATTCTTCTGATGACCATTCTAAAATATTTTCTGTATCATCACAATATTTCATGAATTTACGCTCCCATAAAGACCTATAAATAATATTATAGCGATCCCCTTTGTATTTTTTGGGGTTAGAAGGCTTAAATAGTCCTTTATAGCTCATATATAATAGTACAAGCACTTAATTTTATTTATTGTGTCATTCCCAACAAGAAGTCAGATATATAAAGATCCCATCTGGAAGATAAAGGATGTTGTAGCCAGACCATCTCTGGATACCTTTTATCAAGTTGATTTTTCTTTTTCTAAGTATAATAAATGGTTAAAGGGCGACCCTACGGCTTCTGGTAAAAGAAGTGGTAGCTTCACTTGGGACAGGTTTAGATCAGATCAAAATCTCGCCAATGGATCCACTAGAGTTGAAGGAACTGACTTTATGAGGAAAATGAGTTTATTATGTTCAGAAGCTGAAATACCAGGCACGAGTTATTTAACTGAAGAAACAGTTAGTGATCATCAAGGTATTAGTGAAGCATTTCCAATATTAAGACAGTTTCCTCCACTTAATTTAACTTTTTATCTTGATTATAGTCATGTTGTATTGGAAGTTATTGAAACTTGGATGAAGTTTATTAATCCAATTTATAGTGATGATAAACAACTTAATGCTTATAGTCGTTTTAATTACCCAGAAGATTATAAAGAGAGAATCCATCTTACAAAATATGAAAGAGATTGGGCAAAACCTAATCCTAGAGATCCAAACAACACTATTGCAAATAATAGTTCATTAATGAGTCAATATGAATTTGTTAATTGCTGGCCACAAAATTTAACATCTATGAGACTTAATTATGGTGGTAGTAATGTTTTAAAAGTTCAAGTCCAATTTTCTTACGATAGATTCTTTACTAAATTCGCACTTCCAGATAGTCGTCCAATGGTGGAAGATGTTGCTCAAGGAATTGTTGATAGTAAACTTGTTAAAGTGTTGAGAGGACAAGGAAATAAAAATATCTTTCTTAATAGAAATAGAGGTGGAGGTGGAAAACGAAAATGGGATGGTAATTGGTTTGGTAACTTCGGTAAGTAACCATATTATCATCAAAAAAACCCTTCTAAATAAATTACTGAATAAATTATTATGCCATTACCAACAATTGCGACTCCTACTCATGAGTTGAAACTTCCTTCAACAGGGAAAAAAATTAAATATAGACCTTTTTTAGTAAAGGAAGAAAAATTATTAATACTTGCTCTTGAATCTCAGAATTATAATGAGATTACTATGGCAGTTAAAGATGTTTTAAAAAAATGTATATTGACTAGAGGAATTAAGGTTGATGAATTACCAACTTTTGATATTGAATATTTATTTTTAAATATTCGTGCTAAGTCTGTTGGTGAATTAATTGAAATGAGAATTACTTGTCCAGATGATGGAAAAACAGAGGTTCCTGCTCAAGTTTATGTTGATGAGATTGAAGTTCAAAGATCTAAAGATCATAAGACTGATATAGTTCTTGATGATACAATGACTCTTAGAATGAAATATCCATCTTTAACTCAATTTGTTGAAACAAATTTTGATACTGAAGAAAGTCCTGAAGAAACTGTTAATAAAACATTTAAGATTATTGCAGATTGTATGGATACAGTTTTTACTCAGGAAGATTCTTGGGAAGCAAAAGATTATAGTTTTGATGAAAGGTTAGAATTTATTGAACAGTTAAATTCAAAACAATATAAAGAAGTTGAAAAGTTTTTTGCTACTATGCCTAAACTTTCTCATACTATTAAGGTGACTAATCCTGAAACAAATGTTGAAAGTGAGGTAAAATTGGAGGGACTTGCTGATTTTTTCGGTTAAGTATTGCTAGAGAGGATTTAGAGGCTTACTATAAGATTAATTTCGCTCTCATGCAATACCATAAATACTCATTAACAGAGATTGAAAATATGATTCCTTTTGAAAGAGAAATTTATTTATCTCTTCTTAAAAGTTATATTGAACTTGAAAATCTTAAGTACGAACAAGCTAAAAACTCTGGAAATCTCTAATGGCTGATAAGATTAACCCAAATAGTTTTTTTAACCAATCGGATGATGATGGTACGGTTTCTAATGCTTTTTCTTTAGCTCAACAAGCTTTTAATATTTCTAATGATATTAAAGTTCAAATGAGTGAGTTGATTAAGGCTGTACAATCATTAAATTTAGATTTTAATCAATATAAAGAAGAAACAAATAATACCATTGAAGAACATAATACATCAATAACTAATATTTTTAATACAATAACTGAATTAGGAAATAAGAATCAAAATCTAACTGATGAAGTAAAAGGTATTAGTGATGTATTTTTTGACTATAAACTTACTGATGAAGGTTTTGTTGTTCAAAATGAAAAAGTTAAAAAGGGAATAGAACAGAGAAAAGAATTTGAAGAAGATGAAGCTGCTGATAAAGCTTGGGCAGAAAGAGATAGAAAACAAAAAGCTGGAACAAAGAAACCAACAGCTGTACCAGCTTCTGGTGGACATGGTGGTGCTGGTAGTACTGAAGAAAAGAAAAGACCAGAACCTGAAGAAAAAGGTGGTGGGGGTTTATTAGGTGCTATTGGTGGATTATTCAGTGGTGCTGGTAATGCAATAATAAACACAGGCGGATTGGCTCTTGCTGGAATGAAGGGTCTTATGCAAAGTGCTCCTTTTGGAGGAAACTTTTCCCTTGGCGGAATAGTTGATGCTGCAACTGGTGATCTAACAGATTTTGATCAAAGAGGTAGTATGCTTGATCAAATACGTCATAAGAAAAAGTTACAACAACTTGATTTTAAAGGAGATAAGGGAGATAAAGGAGATTCTAGTGGAGGTTTATTTGGAGGTTTATTTGGTGGAGGTAAAAAGGAAGAAGAAAAGAGTAAGATTCAACGATTAACTGATGCTGGATATAATATTAAGGATCATGGATTTGTTGGTGGTGAACGTCTGATTACACATACTAGTCCTGAACATGGTAGAAATGTAGGTGGATTTCTTGGTATTGGTGGTAAAGGTAAATTGGCAACAAAGACAAAAAGTGAAAAGGGAATAATGACACGAGTTGGTGCTGGATCTGAGGATTCTCTTGAGAATATTATTGAGGGTAGTAGTTTAGAAGTTCAAAAAAGAAGTTTTGGTAATAGACTTTTAGGTGGTGTTGATGCATTAACTGGCAATTTAACTGATTTTGATATGAAAGGTGGTTCTGTACTTGGTGGTGGTCTTATTGATGCTGCTACAGGTAATTTTACTGATTTGGATAGAAAGGGTGGAGAAACATTTGGCGTTACGAGAGGAATAACTGGTGTTGCTGATGCATTAACTGGTAATGCATTAGATCTTGATAAAAAGGGAGAATTTGGTGAAGGAACTAAACGTGCTGTTGGTGGCTTTGCTGATTTTGCCACAGGTGGTATGTTTGATTTTGATAAAAAGAATCGTAAGGGAGCGCCAAAGGATTTTGGAATAAGAAGAGTTGCTGGTGGAGTTGCTGA